GTCTGTTCATACGGCAAACTGTCAATCAACATTGACGGTAGAGATCCACCTCTTGTAAGTAATTACCTCGGTCACTCGCAAACGAGCTGCATCGTCCTTCTTTCTGACCAACAACACTGAATAAATTTAAGAGAATCCAATAAATCAAAATTGGGTTCAATCTTATTATACAGATAGTTGTCATACCAGAAGGTTAAGGCATGTATGTCTAGGGTCTGACGGAAAACGAATAGTTTACACAACTCCTTCAAATTCTCAAATGAATCGGTCTGGAAGTTATCTAAAGAACTCAACATTCTTATATGTGAGTTCCGACGAGCTTCATCCTTCCAAGGATTTAAGACTTTTCCACAAGAATTGAAGACAGAGAACCATATAGGTTCCAGAGGAATTCGGAGAGCATCTATCCGGCAACAACTACGTATTTGTTTTAAGACAAATCCATAGTGTTTCCTGAATAGATTCTCCAGAACATCTCTGGAAAAAATTGATTCTAAGTTGTCAACTAACTCTTTTCTAATCTCCATAAAGACAGGTAGTCTCTGCTGATCAGTAAGAAGACGGGCAACGTTAGAGTTGTCCTCCCCTGATCGTCCTTTCCCACGCTTGGTTAGCAAACCAAAGTTTAGATAAGGGATCTCCACTATTTTTCTAATAATGTATTTCTGATAAGTGTCTGAATAGGTGGTATCAACTCTGTATAAAACAGAGTTGATTTGGGCTATACGATCTGAAAATAGATTCTTTCCTATTGAAGGAGAGAATCCACATTCGGATGTAACGGCACACCATTTTTCATAGACAGCAGGATAACAACAGAAAAGGATATCATCACCATTAATCAAAACTTTAGGTGCTTTAACACCAAGGTCGGAATAGACCACTTTAAAGATCAGGTAGTTTGCAATACAAAGAATTGGAAAAGATAGTAAATGCCCCATCAATTGTCCATTAGTTTGTTTCTTCGGCCCACCTTCACGGCAGTGAACATCCATTAGATCATATTTTTTAAACATTTCCGAAAAGGTCCCTTCCGTTACCGGAATAGGATCATCAGAATAGTCTATCCAAGAATTCAAAAAAGATTTCTTGATAAATAATTGATCAATTGGAGGAATATCGGACCCTTCTAAAAAGAAGTCCAAAATCAATTCCGATATCTGACCTTTCAGATTATCTGTTGCTC